GATTAAAAGATCTATCTTCGCGCGTCACTTTTATTAGATGTAATGACACTCACAATCGTGTATTTGAATCAGCAACTATTGGTAATTAAATGTGATTGAAGATAAAGAACTGCAAGAAGTTCTTACAGTTTTAATGGAAGAATGCGGTGAGGTTATCCAAGCCGCTTCTAAACTTATACGTTTTGGTGTACAATCTAACGTTAATGTGTTACAATTAGAGACAGAAATAGGTGACTTAATATGTATGATTAATCTATTAGAAGAAAGAGATATAATTGATATGTCTAAAATTCAACTGGCTGCTAAAAATAAACGCGAAAAACTTAAAAAATGGAGTAATATAAATGTCTGATCTGGCACAAGATATGTACATGATGCATGATAAATTTGAAGTTCATCAATGGTTCATGGCTAATAAAGAAAACAAAGAACTTATGTCTAAGTATTTAGATTTTCGTTTGGCTATGTGCCAAGAAGAATTAACCGAAACAGTAGACGCAGTTAAAGCAAAAGATCCTGAAGAAGTTGTCGATGGTCTTATTGATCTAGTCGTATTTGCTCTGGGTACATTAGATGTGTTTGGTGTTGATACTGGAACTGCTTGGGATGCTGTCTATGCTGCTAATATGGCTAAACATGTTGGTGTTAAAGAAGGTCGTCCTAATCCGTTTGGCCTGCCAGATCTTATGAAACCAGAAGGCTGGACTGCTCCAAGTCACGCGGGTAATCACGGTCACATTGATAAAGCACTGTAACAAAACTGAGAGAAATTCATTATGTCAAGCAAATTAAAAGAGCTCACGTGGGCGCACCATCAATCTGCAGAACGCAGAGTATTCGCCAAAGAACTTATCTCTGGTAACATTGACCCGGCACTGTATTACAAATTCTTACAATGCCAATATCTCAACTACAAAGTACTTGAGCGGGTTACAGTCATTCCACCAAACCTAAAGGCTATTCACAGAGCACCTCGAATGTTTCAAGATATTCGTCAGCTAGAAGAAGCATACGGTTTTGAGCCAGACGGCAAGTTCCCACCATCAGTAGATAAGTATATTGCTCACGTTGAAGCCTTGGCTGAAGCTGATGATAACGAAGCTCTATTAGCACATATGTATGTTCGTCACTTTGGTGAACTTCATGGCGGCCAAATCATTAAAAAGAAAACACCTGGCAATGGTCTAATGTATGAATTTGAAGGAGACACTAAAGTTCTCATTGAAGAGTTTAGAACACTTCTTTCAGATGATATGGCAGATGAAGCTAAAGTATGCTTCGACTTTGCATCAATGTTGTTTGATGAATTATCTAAACAAATGACAGAATAGGTTGACACCCACTAAGTTTTAGTATATAATTACTATAAGAAATGACAAAATGGAGATAAACATGCAAGAACCCGTAATTGAACTTATTGTTGAAGATGTCGAAACTGTTGATATCGAAATTAATAAAGATATGACAAAATCAGAAAGAATGGGTAGAAGTGAAGCGGCTCGTGCTAAGCGGGCGCAGATCAAGCAAGTCATTGAAACTAAAGTTGCTCATGCTTGGGCTAAGGCTCGTAAAGCAAGGAAAGCTAAAAAAGCTAAATGATTAACTCTTTAGTAGTCGAATAAGATCCTCTTAACAGGGGATCTTTATGTAGAATTTTTAGCTAACAGATAGAGGAACAATCGATGGATCTTTGGGACAGGCTTGATAAGTACGCCGAGTACATCAATGATCAGTTTAATAAGCATTTCGATCTTTATGATAATGAAAAATATACAGAAGATCTTCACTTTGAAGGTTGGAATGATACTTTTTGGAACTCACGTGAGATATATAAGTGCCATTTAAAAACGATTAAACCAGCAGATGGTAAAGGTCTATGGCTAATGCACGTAAACATATTTCCGCGTATTGGTTATGAACTTCCGATTCTTGGCTTTGATATCGTAGCTGGACCAAAGAAAATCACTGGCTCGTTTATGGACTATTCACCGCTAGGCGGATTTGATCATCCTTATAACGAATATATGGCTGAAGCAACAAAAGATCTTGAGTGGAATAAGCCTAGAGAACTTCCGCCTTGGGCTAAAGAAATTTTCTCTGAAAATATGATAGCAGTTGGTAATATTAATACTGAAGAAGAACTAGATCAATTCATTAGTGCAACAACTAATCTGTTAAATTACTATCTAACAAACATAAAAAGAGATTCTTTTGTTGCAAATCGTAATACATTACCGCAATTAAACAAATATTGTTCTAATCAGAAACTTAATCCGCATCTACATCGTTCTATTCTTGGAATGGGAATATCAGAAGAAGATAAAGAACGATATGTTAATGATGTGTTATTTGAGGAAAGATAAATGAAAATTACTCCAGTTGCTCCAATACCAAATTTAAATCGTCAATTGCCAAAAAAAGAGTTGACAATCAGTGGTTGTTGTGATAGAGTAGATATAACACGTGGTACTAAACAACTAATGTTTGGTATTCATTGGTTTGATGTAACGGTTTGCTATTGCATATATTGCGGAAGTGTAAAAGCGTCATCTAACATACAGGAGAGAAAAAATGTCAAATAACACTATACTAGCTGAAAAAGCTGGTCAATCACTTAAAGCAGAGTTCTTTGCTACCGAATCTACAGCTGGTATTCGGTGCTTTATCAATGGTGAATTTGTTAAAGAAGAAGTTTATGAAAACAAAAACATGCAGTTTGCGCAGTCAGCTGCACAGAACTGGATAGCCGGGATTACACCATTAAATGGATAGCACCACTATGATAGCACCAAGAACACCAGAAAAAGTACATCATGATATACAAGAAATGCTAGCTTCTGGCGTAAACTACATTGATGCTTTAGTAGAATACGCCGAAATTAACGGTCTAGAAATTGAGACTGTTGCAGAAATTGTAAAGAAATCTTCTATTTTAAAAGAAAAAGTACGAAGTGACGCGATTGAATTGAGAATGGTGAATAAAGATGATAAAGACATCACAGAGTTATGCTAATGAAGAATCCTTTCAGTGGTATGTAAAGTACCTTGCAATGAAAAAGCATTTTACTACTGATGGTTACGACTATCACCGTTATCACGGAAAGATAAGAGCTTCGTTCGATAAATTTAGAACTCGCAATGACGCTTATTTCTTTGAAAAGCTTTCTCGCAAAGATAATCCAGAACAGCTTATGCTTGCTAATATGGTAGTTAAACCAAATGCTTGGATTCGTGAGATTATCGAACAAGAAGGTGAAGATCGTTATATTGAATGGCAGCGCAAGATGGATTCTTTATCTCGTACATTCAAAAGCGATCTAAGCTCTCTTGACGATAACTTTCAAGCTAACTTTACTGCAGTGAATGGACAGCATCCATTAATTATGACTATGTATATGCAGAGAAAAGTTAGTCTTGAAACAATTACTATACTTTCGCACATTGCAAATATTTTTCCCTATTGGGACAAAGAAGTAGTTGACAAAATCGTAGCTTATGATATAATAAGGCTAATGAAGAAATATAAACCCTTTCTACAGATTGACGAAAAAAAGCTTAAGGATATTGTCCGAGATCGTTTTTTCTAATAAATAGATGGTGGAGTAATCCACAACACACATCGCAAATATAACCAATGCTATATACAGCAAATACAAGGAATATCAAATATGTCATTTGACGCACTCAAAAAGAACCGTTCTAGTTCACTTAACAAATTGAACTCTCAGCTCGAAAAAATCTCAACTAAGAGCTACTCAGATCCTAACGAAGGTAAAATGTGGAAGCCAACCCGCGATAAAGCTGGTAACGGTTTCGCGATTATCCGTTTCTTGCCTGCTGCGGCCGGTGAAGAAATGCCATTCGTACGCATCTGGGATCACGGTTTCCAAGGCCCAACAGGTCTATGGTACATCGAAAACTCCCTTACTACTATCAACCAAGATGATCCAGTTTCCGAATTCAACGGTAAATTGTGGAATTCTGGTGTTGACGATGATAAAGCTCTTGCTCGTAAGCAAAAGCGTCGTCTGAAATACATCGCTAACATTCTTGTTGTTAAAGATCCAGCTAACTCAGATAATGATGGCAAAGTCTTTATGTATCAGTTCGGTAAGAAAATCTTCGATAAGTTGAACGATCTTATGAACCCACAGTTTGAAGATGAAACACCGGTTAACCCTTTTGATCTTTGGGAAGGTGCTAACTTCCGCCTTAAGATCCGTAAGTTTGAAGGTTATCCTAACTACGACAAATCAGAATTCGACAGTCCTTCACCGGTCTCTGAAGATGATGCAGAACTAGAGCGTATCTACAACGCAGAACACTCACTGCAAGAACTGGTTGATCCTAAGAACTTTAAGTCTTATAACGAATTGAAAACTAAATTGTTCCGTGTACTTGCGCTTGACGAAGAAGCTTCAATTCCTGCAAAAGCAGAAGATGACGAGTTTGACTTAAGCAGTATGGGTAACTCTTCTAGTGCAGCTCCTACGCCAACTCTTAAAGAAGCAGCTCCAGAGCCTTCAAGCAATATGTCTATGGATGACGACGATGACGACCTGTCGATCTTCAAGGAACTAGCGAATGGTTAATAAAACTTCTTATGAAGAGGTTTTAGATTTTGACTTCGGCTTCAGCTTCATTGATGAAGAGCTTCAAGAAAAAGAAGCTGCGGCCGAAGATGCTATTCATAATATCAGCATCGAAAAGCAGTCTTTGGCAGACGAACTAACTGATGCCAAAGTTGCTGCTGATGATCTTGAATACAGACTAGAACTTCTGTATAAATCTATTTCGCCGTTCTTGGATAATCTTTGTAAAAACTCAGACAAGTCAACAATTTATTGGCCAGACCGTGTAGCAAAGATTCAGGCTTATAAAGCTAAACTGCTTTCAATCGTAGAAGGAAATTAAATTATGAGTCTACTAGATAAACTCGTTAAGAACAGCACTATTAAGATGTCGGCTCCTTTATTGGAATCGAAAGTTTACGGTAAGAAAGATATGGCACCAACTAATGTGCCAATGATTAACGTTGCACTATCAGGTCGAATTGATGGTGGCGTCTCTCCAGGACTCTTAGTCTTGGCAGGTCCTTCTAAGCACTTTAAGTCAGCATTCGCTTTGTTGATGGCAGGTGCTTATATGCAGCGTAATAAAGATGCAGTACTTTTGTTTTATGATGCGGAATTTGGTACACCACAAGCTTACTTTGAATCATTTGGTATTGACATGACGCGTGTTGTACACACTCCAATTACCAATGTTGAAGAGCTTAAGTTTGATATTGCACATCAACTTGACCAAATTACTAAAGGTGAAAAAGTC